ATGAAATTGTTCCTAAAATTAGGTACATTTGCAGACTACAACGACAAACAAGCATTAGAGTTTCAAGAAAGAATAGTGTTTGCTACACAAGGCATAATTAAGCCTGATAATTGGGAGCAGTTATCTTTTGAAGAAAAAAAGAAAAGAATGAATAATTTACTTAAAGAAATATAATATGGCAAAGAGATTTACAGACACAGATAAATGGAAAAAAGGTTTTATAAGAAACCTGCCTTCTAAATACAAACTGTTATGGTTATATATATTAGACGACTGTAACCACGCAGGAATATGGGACACAGACTTTGAGGTTGCGTCAATAAGGATTGGTAGTAAAATCAACCCTGTAGAAGCTGCTAAGATATTTGAAAGTCAAATAAAAATATTTGATGAGGGTAACAAATGGTTTATACCAAAGTTTATAGATTTTCAATATGGTACTTTAAACGAGAACTCAAGACCTCATCAGGCTGTTATTAAGCTTCTTGACAAGCATAACGTATATAATATAGAGGGTATTAGCCCTGTAGATGTTGCAGGGTTTCAGGGAGAAATAAGTAAGCCTGTTAAGTTTAAAAGATTTGTAAAGCCAACATTAAATGATTTAGAGCTTTATTGTGTTGAAAGACAAAACAAAGTAGACATACAAAAGTTTTTTGACCACTACGAAAGTAATGGTTGGAAGGTAGGTAAAAACCCTATGAAAGATTGGAGAGCTGCTATAAGAACTTGGGAGAAAAATAGCTTTGAAACTGTCAGCAAAAAGAATAATAGTAAATTAGAAAATCAATTATCGTCTTGGAAAAAAGCAAGAGATATAATAAGTAATCAATAATGAAACATATAAAGCAAGAAAATAAAAAAGACTTAACATTAAAGTGCGTTGATTTAGTTAGTAAGACCTTTGTTGAATTAGGTCAAACAAAGAGTGAGCAGGATATAGTAATACTTGCTCAATCTCTTTGTGATGATTTGTATGCAGATTTTAAAAATCTTATGTTTGAAGATATACAAATGGCTTTTAGAAAAGGCGTAAGAAATACTGACCTTTTTGTTTTAAATGTTAAAACATATTACAGTTGGATAAAGAGTTGGAGAGCAGTTATTTGGGAAGCAAGATGTAAGGTAGAAAACGAAGGTGCAGACCCTAAAACTGTAGTGGGATATAGACCTGAACCTAAATTATTAACAAAATGAGTTTAATTAAAAAACATAAAAAAATTAAGATAAATAAAAGATATTTTCTTTCTTTGTCTTTAAATGAGAAGTTACAAACGCTAGAAAGCTTATTATTAGACAGTTACAATGCCTATATGATTGTTGCTAAATATTATTTAGAAACACCTGTAAGACAAGGAGGTTTGCCTAGCGAATTAGTAAAAAAACATTTTGCAAAAAGCGTTAAGAGAAAATATTATTTAGAAAAAAAGAAAAAGAAATGTTTGAATTTTTGTTAGTTTTTGTTGTTTTTTGTTTGGTTTTAGAGATAAAACCGATAAAAAGGTTTTTAAAAGGAGATAAGCAGAACAGCACTTTGTTAAAAAATATTAAAAAATATGAAGATGACAGAAAAGAAAAGTAAAATACCTTGGTATTACATAGGTAATAATGGTTATGAAGCAAGAAAGGTTGTTTCAGGTTTTGACTTATCATACAATATAGGAACTGCTGTTACTTATTTGTTAAGAGCAGAAAGAAAACACGCAAAGCCTACAGAGTGTATAAAAAAAGCGATAGCTCATTTAGAGTTTGAGCTAGAAAAGATTGACGAAAAAAAAGATGCCTAGCCCTATCTACAGAGTTATTATAGAGTTTGGGTATAAGGCAAAAGGAAGTGTAAGACAATATAAGTATTCTAAAATAGATACTTTTGTTTTAACAGATGATGTAGAGTTAATAAAAGTAAACGAAAGTTTATTACAAAAAATAAAAAGAAAGGTTAATGCAAAAAAAGAAATAGACATAACCTTTAAAAACATCTATGTTGAGGGACAATATGGATTCACTAATTATTAATTAAATATTAAAACTATGACAACATTCTTATTAATTTTAACTATTTTGTACGCAATTTATCTAAACATTAGAATTAAAGATTTAGATGATGAGTGTAGCGACATGACAATAGGACTTATGGAGCTAGACGTTAAGTTTGAAAACAAAAGCAGGGAAATAGATAAAGATATTAAAGATTGCTTAAAAACAAAAATAGTTGAGAGACCAAGAAGCAGAAGTACAAAAAGGCGTAGTAAAGTATCTAAAGATTAGATACCCACAGGCAAGGTTCTGTGCTAGTTTAGGAGGTATTAGAACGTCTTATAAACAGGCTGTAAAGGCTAAAGCCACAGGCTATGTAAAAGGCTTTCCTGATTTACAAATATGCGTTCCTATGCAGAGGAGGGGGGACGCAAAGGAGGGGGGAGGGGTATATCACGGATTGTTCCTAGAAATAAAGAAAGATAAAAAATCTTATCCAACCAAAGAACAGAAAGAGTGGATAGAATATTTAAACGAGCAAGGGTACTGTGCTAGGGTTACTAAAGGGTTAGATGAGACTATACAAGTTATTGATGATTATTTTAATAAAAAGCTATGAGTATAAATATATATGATAGAAAAGATATGCGAGGTGGAGGATATGCTAAACGTAAGTTTACATATGACGAAGCAGAGCAGATAAGAGCTGACTACAAATCAGGTAAATACACGCAACATCAGTTAGCGTCTTTGTATAAGGTAAGTCAGTCTATAATAAACAAGATTTTAAGGTTTAAGACCTACGTTAAGGTCTAAAAGTAAAGTGTTTCATAATACGCTTTTTTTTAGTTAGTGAGAAGTAGCCAATAGTTTGATAGCCTGTTGGCTATTTCTTTTTACGTTACTATTTTATTTTAGTTGCTTTTGTTTTACATCATTTTACAAAAACACCTGAAACTGCTAAGGCGGTATATAAAAATATTTTTTTTAAATTTTTTTTTTACAAAATTTTATTTTTTTTTGAAAAATTTTTTTTTTGCTGTTGAAACTGCTAAACCCCTTGAAACTGCTAGACCCCATGAAACTGCTGAGGCTGTTGTTAAGGCCTAAAAGTGCGATTTTCAGCCCTATTTTTTTTCTTATTCTTTTTTTTTATGTATGCAAATTTTTTATATAAAAGTTATAAACAATTTAATTGTTAATAAATAATATGTAAATTATTTAATATTTCTTTATAAATTATTTGTAAGTATTAATTTTTTTATATCTTTGTCAAACATTAAAACAATTAAAAATGAAAAAACAATTTACTAAAAAAGAAAAGGAAATAATCGCTTATATATTATCATTAGATGTTGAAAATTTTAAGGGAGAAACGCAAAAAAATATTATTAGCGTTTTAGCTAAATTACAAGAAGAAAATATATGGGGAGATATACCAAAAAAAGATTTTAACTAATTTATTAATTTAAAAAAGCCCTGCAAAAACAGGCATTTAAAAAATGTTATATTTTAAAGTTACAAACAGAACAACAAGAGAAACACAACTATTAAGCAAAGATGAGGTCTTAAAATTTTTTAACAAGAATAATATTAAAGATTATGCAGTTTCAAACGCATTAAGCCCAAAAGAACAACAATTTAACGACTTTATTAATACGATTGCAATTAGTTTTTTTTCTGTTGCTTTTGTCGTATTAATATCAAATATTATTACAAAATTTTTATTCTAATTTATTAATCTAACTATTAAAAAATGAAAACACAAAACACAATTTTAAAAGCTATTAATTACTTAAGTATTTACGCAAATAAAAGCAAAGATTTTAACGATTTTAAATATATAGGCGTTAGCCAAGCCGACCCCCTAAAAGTTTCTTATATCAAGCAAGATAAGATAAACAGCTTGAAAGAATATGCAAACGTAAATATAAAAGGCACTAAACAACAGCGTAAAAAATATTTTACTAGAACATCAATAAATAAATTGCTTTCAAAAATGTTTATAAATAATGAGTCTAAAATTATGGACATTTCACAAGATATAGACAAGCAACTAAGAAAAGATTTTATTTTAAATGATGATTTATTTATTGAAAATGATTTAAAAAGATTCTATTCTCAAGAGCTTGAAGATTATATTTATTCGCCTAACGGCTCCTGTATGGACAAAAAGCCGTCTACATATTTTGAGATTTACGAAAATTTTATAAATACTAAAACGCAAATTGTAGGTTTAAAAGTCGGTAAGGTCGTTATTGCTAGGGCTATATTGTGGACAAAGACAGATAAAAAACTAATTGACAAAGACACACACGCAAAACAATATTATTTAGATAGGATATATATTTCAAAAGATTTTGAAAACTCGCATAGAGCATATTTACAAACTAGATTATTTAATAAAGTTAAACGAGCATTAAAACTAAATAATTTAGATTGTTACAGCTTTAGCCATGTTAGAGAATATACAAAAAGCAATATATTGAACCCAAGCAATGCAAAAGGCAACGAGGTTGCAATTTTTCAACTGTTAAAAAATAAACAATATCCAAGCTTTAAAGTGCAAATAAATCAAGATACATTCCACGTTTTAGAGCATTATCCTTATTTAGATTCCTTCAGATGGGGAGAAGAACTTAGCCAAAATTATTCTTTTGATATGGACGAAGACAACGCACATATAATATTAGATTCTACTGCAGGAGATTATACAGAAGGAAATACAATAGTTTGTGATTGTTGCGGAGAAAGATTCCACGAGGATGAGGTTCATTATTCAGAACTAGAAGAAGAATATCTTTGTGATGATTGTTCTACATATATAGAAGAAAGGGATTCATCTTGTAGAAACGAGAACGCAATTTACAATAATTATACGGGTTATTATCATTATAGTAATGATTTAGATTATTAAAATATATAACACAATTAACACTAATTTATTAACCAAAATTTATACGCCTATGAGAAACAAAAAAAGATTTTAACAACTTTAACCAAATACCATTCAAAGACCTATTTATTACAATTATATTTATTTTCTTTTGTTTGTTAGGTTGTTAAAAAAAAATTGCAGCGTTTAGAATTTATTTTCAAGAAATGCTTTTTAAATGCTGCTTTTTTTCTTTTTTTATGCAAATAAAAAAGCAAAAAGTTATTAAAAAAAAGTTTTTTTTATTAAAAAGTTAAAAAAAAAGTTTTAAAAAGAATTTTTTTAAAATTTTGGGGAGTTTTTTTGCAATTTCCGTAAAAAAATCGTATCCCTATTCTTGAGCATATCTACATACACATTCTAATTTTGATTTCAATTTCATAATTAGATATTCCAAGTTATTTTAGGTGGTAATAGTTGTATAGTTACTTTTCCAATTTTAAACTTAAACATATTGTTGATTTTTGATTATTAGGTTATCAAATATGCTAGTTGCGATATGAGCAACAGCGTATTCTATAGGAAGTCAAAGGTATGCTATAAAAAATATATATTCAAGAAGTTTTTGGAAGTAGAAAAATTATAAAAATGGAAACAAATTCAATTTCATAATGGTTAAATGTTTATAGGGTATTATATACCCTTAAAGATATATATATGGAAAAAGAAAAAGTTATGAATAAAGACAGGTTAGTAAAATTTCTGCAAGTTTCTTATGAAATATGGAAAAAATTGTTTTATTTGTAAAAAAAGAAAATATATGAGTTACCACCCACCTGAAATGATTACTAATAACGCAAGTCCTGTACTTTCTGCAGACTTAAAATATGAGAATCATGGAAAATGTAACCAAACAACAGTATTGTCTGCCCATACAGGTATAACTACCTTTGTCGCAGGTCAAGATGATTTTGGAGAAGGCAATGGTTGGAAAGTAGTTTTTTTAGAAGAAACAACTTTAGCATTAATAACCACAAATAATATTCCTGCAACAGAAACAGCAGCTTTTACTTCTGTAGGTTTTTCGTTTGCAGTAGGAACAGAAATTATGGCTGATATTGTTAGGTTAAGAATTATTGAAGGTACTTGTATAATTTATAAAAATTGTAATCAATCTTAAAAAAATTAAATATGCCTTGCAAAGAATGTGAAAATGGTAAATATAAATGGGGAGAGACAGGAGAGTGTGCTTACGAAACATTAGAAGATTGTCAAAAAGATAATGCAGATTATTATCTTGAAGAAACTTTTAAGCCTGAAACTCACGAACCACATATTGACCACGCTTATAACTTTACTCAAGAGGAGATGGAAGAATTACATACAAATGGAGAGCTAATGGTAGAAGTAGAGGAGGGAGACAAAAAAATGACAATCTTGTTTACTTATACTCCTGAGGAGGTAGATGCTGAGGAGCTTGAAAGAGAGTATGAGAATTTAACTGACTCACTACTTGATGATGAGTTAGATGAGTATATAGATAAATTAGCTGACTCTATAAAAAAGTTATAATATGGCAGAAACATATAACGATTATCCACAATCTGCAACAAATAACGCAAAAAGGGCGTTAAAATGGGTTGAAGAAAATGGTTGGGGGTCTTGTGGAACTGACGTAGGAAAAAAAAGAGCTAGACAATTAGCAAATAGAGAAAGTTTGTCAAGAGATACTATTGCTCGTATGGCCTCATTTAAAAGACACCAACAACACAAAGACGTTCCTTATGACGAAGGCTGTGGAGGGCTAATGTGGGACTGTTGGGGAGGTACGAGTGGTATTAATTGGGCTATAAGAAAATTAGAACAAATTGACGGACTATCTGCATTAGTAAAAAAAATAAAAATATGAGTGAGGATAAAAGATATAAACTTAAAGAAAGTAATCTTAATAAATTAAACCCATATAAAGCTGTAACTGACAAATATTTTCCAAATGGAGGAAAAATAAATACAGAGGGTAGAAAAAAAGGAGAAAAAAATAATGTAACTGTAACTAAAATTAGTAGAAACGCTTTGACTTGGGCTTTAGAAGGGCATTCTACAAAAATTAGATTAGCACTAGATAAATTATTTGACCAAAATCCTGAGGCCTATATAAATGCAGTTTCTAAACTGTTAAATTATACAGTACCAAAATTATCGTCATCTGAAATAAATGACAATACCACAAAAAAAGTAAAAATAGAGTTGAATGATGATGTTAGCATAGAGGAATTAAGAGCCAAGCTTGATGACCTCAACAGCTAACGACCAAGCACTAAAATTTGCATTAGAAAAAAAATTATGCGAATTATCTTTCTATGAGTTTTTTAAAAAAGCTTGGCATATCGTTGAACCTAGTATTGAGCTTTCTACTAATTGGCATCATAAATATTTATGTGATATTTTACAAGAAGAAGCAGAACGAATAATTGCTAACAAACCTAAAACAAAAGACATTGTTATAAACATACCCTTTCGTTCTACTAAATCACTTTTAGTAACAGTTATGTTTCCTGTATGGAGTTGGATAAGAAACCCAAAATTTAGATTTATAACAGCTTCATATTCTGCAGAACTTTCTATAGAACACTCAACAAGAAGTAGAGATATAATAAATTCTAAATGGTTTAAAGATAGATGGGGAGAAATTTTTCATATTAAGAAAGACCAAAACTTAAAATCAAGATATGAGAATAATTTTTTGGGGGTAAGAAGGGCGACATCAGTTGGAGGAACAGTTACAGGGCAGGGGGGAGATTTTTTGATTGTAGATGACCCTGTATCTCCCCAAAATGCAGCTTCTGAAATAGAAAGGGAAAATGCAAACGAATGGTATAGAACAACATTTTACTCACGACTTAATAATCCTCTAACAGGAATAAGAATAGTTATTATGCAGAGAATACACGATAACGATTTAAGTGGTTTCTTATTGTATGGTAGAGATAGCAGAATAAAATATAGACACATCTGCATACCTGCAGAGCTTTCTGATGACGTAAAACCAAAATCTTTAGAAAGTTTTTATGATAAAAATGGTCTTTTTTGGACAGATAGATTTAGCAAAGATATATTAGACGATTATAAACAAGCTTTAGGTAGTTATGGTTATGCAGGACAGCTTATGCAAACACCAACACCTTTAAATTCAGGTATGATAAAAGCAGAATGGCTAAGAATTGACCAAAATAAAATGATAGATGTGGGAGAAAAAGTAATTGTAGATTTTGTTATAGACCCTGCATATACATCTAACGAAAAAAATGACCCTTCAGCACTTTTAGCATATATATTTAAAAATAACAAGTGGCAAATTATAGATTGTGTTAATGTAAGAAAGGAGTTTCCTGAATTGGTTAAGTTTATACCTCAATGGGTGCAAAAAAATGGATATAGCAACAGAAGTAGAATATATGTAGAGCCAAAAGCATCAGGAAAGTCTATTGTGCAAACACTACAAAAAGAAACAGGGCTAAATATAAGAGAAGATAAACCGCCTTCTAAAGATAAAGTAGCAAGAGTGCAAGATATTTCTGCAGCTTTAGAGTCAGGAAGGGTTAGTTTATTAAGAGGTCAATGGAATGAGGAGTTTTTACAACAATTAGTAAAGTTTCCTGCAGCAAAACATGACGATATGGTAGATTGCTTAGTAATGGCACTAAATAAAAATATGTGGAATAGTGCTAAAGTTGTTTATTTTGCCTGATTTCCAAAAATTTCTCGTTTAATATAAAAAAAAATAATATACTTGCGAAGTAATTGGAATAATTTTATGCAAATCTGTAGTCTAAATAAAAAACACGAAAAAATTTTAACAAAATATATAAAATTTATTCAAGGTACTGTGTATCACGCTACAGAAGGTTATGGCAGCAATAAATTTACTGATTTTAATGAGATTATAGATAATATTATAAATTATGTAAATGCTTTTAACAGAATAGTTAAAAACACAAAAGACAAAAGAACAGAATGGGTTTATTTGACACCAAATCTAATTATGTATGCAACTATGGGTTTTTTAGCAGGTTTAAAAAATAAACACAACAACGAATATATAGAAGAATTAACAGAAGATATGTTTGAAACAACAGTAGAATTTATAGGAGAAACTACTGATATTTTATATGACATAAAAGTAAAAGAAGAAAGACAGAAAAAAATATTAAAACTAACGAAAACAAAAAATGAGCATAACCATAAACATTAAAAGAGATAATGGAGGGCAATATGATTTTGACATTCCTACAGAATGGAAAGATATGACGTTAAAATATTGGTCAGAACTTGCTACTATTATTAAAACACACCACGACAATACTAAGTTAAAACATAATTCATTTAAAGAACGATACGCAGAAGATGAAGAAGATTTAACAAAAATACTAGAGAGTATAGAATTTGTAGATAATGTAGCTTTAAATGGTAAAATATTCTCATATATGAGTGGTATTAGTGCCGAAGATATGAAAAGTGTAGATATGGAAAAGGTTACACAGGTTATTGAGCTAGTAGGAGATTTAACTAAAGAATATGAGCCAAAAGGTATTAGGTCTTTTGATTTTGAAGGCGAAACTTACTATTTTCCATCAGATTCCTTAAAAGATAACACCTATGGAGATTTTATTGAATCAACATCACTTGATATGACTGTTGAGTCTATGAAACACGGAAAATATGATATTTTACCTCAACAAATGGCTATTTTATGCAGAAGGGCAGGAGAAGATTATGACGAGGAGATTGTAGAAGAAAAATCAAAAAAATTTAAGAATCTTACTATGGACATTGTTTATGAGTTCGCTTTTTTTTTGACCAATCAAAGCAAAAGATTGCTGAAAATTTCCAATATGTATTCGGAGAAAAAAGAAAAAGTATGATGGCAGCAAAAACAGAGGGTCTATACAATAAATACATAAAGCCTTTTGGTTGGCTAAACAGTTTATATGTCTTAGCAGAGAAAGGAGTTTTTAAACAAGATGGTAAAAATGATATAGATAGTGTAAAAGACACAAATTTATATAAAGTTTTAACATATTTAAGTTGGATAACTGCAAAAAATGAGTATGAATCAAAGGTTAGCGAGAAAATTTCTAACCCAAATAAGGTAGAGTAAAATATGCAAATAAAACTAACAGATATAGTTGCTGTAATGAAAGACAAATGGACTTATGGAGATAAGTTTTTTGGCTATACAGAAGAATTTAACGATAATCACAATACACAATACCCTTCTTTACTAATTACACCTCCTGATTCTGTATTTCCTGCAGTAGGACTAGATAATGGTTGGGAAAATTACACTTTTGAAGTGTTTTTCTCAGATTTATATAACAGAACACAACAAGCTAATGAGTCTATTGAGCAAAGATGGGAAAACCTACAAGATTTAGGCACAGAATGGTTAGATAATTTTTTAAAATACTATCAAAAGAACGCACCTGTTTTAGCTTTTTTAGAAGATGAGAGTGTTTCTATTGAAAGAAATAAAGAGGTTGCTAATGACCAACTTTTACAAATAAAAATGACATTTACTTGGAGAGTTATGAGTAAGTGTTTTAGACCACAAAGTAATTATCCAAACGAGTTAAGCGATTTAGTAGTATGGTTAAAAGCTGATAGTGGTATAACGTATAGCACACCTACTAAAAAAATATCACTATGGACAGACCAATCAGGAAGTGATAATAGTGTTAGACAAACAAACTCAGAATTTAGACCTTTACGTTACAGTTATGGAGGTGCTTTAGATAAAACAAGAGTATCTTTTGACGGAACAAATGATTTTTTAATCTCATCTTATGATTGCCCTATAACAGGAAATGATTTATCTATTTTTTATGTAGCAAAATCAAATTCTACATCTACTGCTACACAAAGAGTTATAGGATATAGAGAAGGTAGCGATAGATTAAATTTTGGTATGAATAGTCAGGGTAAAGTAATTTTTAAAGCCCTAGATGATAGTAATAATGGTGGAGAATTGGTAACACCAAGTCAAGATAAAGGAACTGTAAATCATATAGCTTGTGCTAGAATAAACGACACAAGTTTTTATTTACAATATAATAACAATACAGAACTAACAAATACTTTTGCTAGTTTTAACAATGGCAATGGGTTTAATGCAGCGTCTTTTAGTATAGGACATATAGATTTAGGAGGTGCAGGAACTTATTGGAATGGAGATATACAGGAGGTAATAATATATAATAGATTTTTAAATAATTATGAGAGAGATAAGGTAAAAGGCTATTTAAATAAAAAATATAAAATATATTAAGATATGGCGTATGCAATAAATTCAACTATAAGTATGGGACAAGACCCATACGGATATGACGCTTCTAGTTTAAACAGAACAAGAAACTATGTAAATTCATATAACTTTACTAGGTCAGTAAACGACCCTATTATTGTAAGTGTTAGATGGAATACAACTTTAAAAGAAAATGAAGAACCTAGTGCAGCTAACTCAACTTATTCAGGTAATGTAACATATGGAGATGTTGTTAATGTTTTATTTGACGTTTATCAGATAAGTGATTGGGAAAATGGTTCAAATTGGCCTA